GCATCAAGAGAAGAATTTAAAGATTATATCCTAAGAAAAATCGGTGCGCCGGTTATTCAAGTTAATGTTTCGGAAGAACAAATTGAAGATAGGGTAGACGAGGCAGTTTCGTTTTGGAGAGATTACCATTACAACGGTTCTCAACTAGTTTACTTAAGACATGAGCTTACGCAAAACGATGTAGACAACGGATATATTACGTTGCCTCAAGGTTTACTTGGAATCTCAAAAGTGTTTGACTTGAACACATCTATTTCAGCAAGTACTGGTATGTTTAATGTTCAATACCAATTTGTTTTAAATAACCTTACAGACCTTACATCATATGGTATCACTAACTATTATATGACTATGCAACACTTAGAGTTCTTACAGGAAATGCTTGTAGGAAAACAAATGGTTCGATATAACAAACACGTCAATAAGCTTTATATCGATGTTGCAAAATCAAGCTTGACTGTTGGAAGATATATTATCGTTGAAGCTTACGATATTATTGACCCTGATGAATATGCTGATGTTTGGTCAGATCGTTGGTTACAAAATTATGCTTCAGTACTTGTAAGAGAACAATGGGGTCTCAACCTAACTAAGTTTACAAATATGCAGCTTGTTGGTGGTGTACAATTTAATGGAGAACAGATTCTACAGGAAGCCCGAGCTGAACGCGAAAAAATGGAAGAGGATGCAATCAATTCCCTGCAGCCTCTCACTTACAATTTTATTGGATAAGTTATGGCAACGAACGTATACTTTAGAAATTACGACAATTTCAACGAACAAAACCTAATAGACGATTTAGTTATTGAGTCTATCCAGGTTTATGGCATTGATATTGATTATATAAGTGGTGAGTTCAATAAAGATAGAGATGTTATCTTTAACGAAAACGATACACCACTATATGATGAGATGTATGAGTTTGAAGTATATGTTAAAAACGTAGATGGTTTTGAAGGTGAAGGCGACTTTATGTCTCGCTTTGGTTTAGAAATCAGAGACACAGTAACCTTTGCAGTGGCTATCAGAACCTTTGAAAGGCATGTCACCCGTAAGGATGCTGAAAAGATTCGACCAAAAGAAAACGATATCATTTGGATGCCATTAAACCAAAAGATGTACAGAATTACTTATGTTGAACATGAGTCTGTATTCTATCAGTCTGGTGCATTACAAGTTTACGATATGAAATGCGAACTTATGGAATACTCTAATGAGAGGTTCGATACAGGCAGATATGAGATTGACCATTACTTTGATGACGTAACAACAGTAATGACTGGGAATAACGCAGTAACAACTCTTACCCAATTAGCAAACACTGATCCAATATCTCAAAACTTTGATTTTGAATCAACGGCTGATGACATTCTTGACTTTTCAGAAATTGATCCATTCAGTGAATCAATTAGCATAGGCGATTAAAATGGCAATTGCAAATTATTTCTATAACGAAACCACACGCAAATATGTAGCGTTGTTTGGTACTCTTTTTAATCAGCTTAAAATTGAAAGAAAAGACAATGCTGGGAACTTAGTTCAATCTATGATTGTTCCAATATCCTATGCACCGTTTCAAAAAGTATTAGCTCGAGTTGCTCAGGATCCAGACCTATTAAATAGTAGAACTCAATCTATTCGCTTACCAAGAATGTCATTTGAAATCACGAGCTTGTTATATGATCCAATTAGAAAAGTTAATTCTACAAATAAAATTCGTAAAAGCTCATCTGAAACAGACGCTTCTCGAGGTTTTCAATACGCGCCAGTTCCATACAACCTAGATTTTTCTTTGTATATTATGACAAAATATCAGGAAGACGCTACTAAAATTATGGAACAAATCATTCCATTCTTTACACCCGATTGGACAGCTTCCGTTAAAATGATAGAAGACATGGCTCCTCTTGATATTCCTATTGTATTGAATAGTGTAACAACCGAGGATTTGTATGAAGGCGACTTTGAAACAAGACAATCAATCTTATACACTCTAAACTTTACTCTCAAAGGATATTATTTTGGTCCTGAGAAAAAGAAAAAGCTTATTAAGTTTATCGATATTGGTCTTGCAACAGGTACCTTGGCTAACACTGCGTTTGAAGAAAGAATTACAATACAGCCTGGCTTAGATAGTAATGGTGACCCTGTTTACGAATTAGGTGAAACTGCTACGGCCACGGCAGAAATTACATCAGGCCAAGTAACTGCTATTAACATTACTGATGATGGACAAATCTATAACGCAAACAATGTTATTGTTGTTGATATTTCTTCACCATCTACAGTTGACGCGGTGATTAGTTCTCTTATTGCTAATACATCCATTTCATCAATTAATGTTGACACAGGTGGCGGATTCTATTCATCAGTACCGGCTATTACTATTAACGAGCCAGACAGCCCAGTAACTACAGCTACTGCTGATTTAGTATTAGGTACAAATGGAGCTATTGACTCGTTTACTGTTACTGAACCAGGAACATATTACAACTCAGCTACGGTTACAATTCCAGCACCACCAGCTAAATCTCCTTACATAAAATATGGCGACGACGCTCTGTATTTTGATGCTGACACGGATGAAACTTTAATCCACACAATGGCAACAAACCTTATTACAGCAGGCCAAGGTTTTGCTGTTGAATTTTGGATTTACCCAGAAGAAGTTCCAGCATCAGGTGTTCACAATGTTATCCATTGGAATGGCACAACAATGCGAATTGAAATCGAGCCTGATTATGAAATTGTTTATAGGCCAAACTTTAATAGCCCACCAATTAGATGTACACCCGAGGTTCTTAACTTAAACCAATGGAATCATGTTAGAATAGAACACTATGGTGGTACTGCAAGATGGTTAATCAACGGTGTGGTAGACCTTGGTGGAAACGCACCACAAGGATTTATTCTGGGTGGTGGTGTTGAAGTTATCGCAGGTCAACGAGGTGCAACCCCATCATTTAAAGGTGCAATAGATAACGTAATCATTGACCAAATTACTGGCCTCACTGCTGTTGGCACTTACACAGTACCAACTACTCCTCAAACTGGATCTGATTTTACTGGTAACTTTGAGAAAGAATTTGCAGCTGCAACAGTTCAAGTAACTGACGGAGTGGTTACTGGATTGACCGTTGTAGCACCTGGAGCGAACTATAACTCTAATACTGTAATTACTATTAGCGATCCTAACGGCACTCCATCAGACTTCCAAGCATCAGCTACAGCCGTTCTTACAGACGGTACAGTGTCAGCTGTTAACATTACAAATCCTGGTAAATTTTACCTAACAGCAAATACTACTATAGATCCAGCAGCAGCCATAACAGCTACCGCATCCGCTACAGTGTCTCAATCCGGTGACATTTCTGCAATTAATATTACTAACCCTGGCGCTGGATATTCAACAGCTCCAACCGTGACAATAGCAGCCCCAGCATCTGCAAATACTGTTCCATATCAACAAGTAGAGTTCGATGACGATTGGGGAATTATTACAATTATTGAGGATGTATAATGAGTGATGATAAAATTTCTTCAGCACTAGGTATTAGGCCGATGTCAGAAATAGATGAAACTGAAATCTCAACAGAGATCGAATATGTTGAAGAACATACTCCTCCTGCTGTAATATCAGATGAAGACGACGAAAACCTCCAAGATTTAGACCAAGTCCGTACTAATATTCAAGGTGTTATAGACTTGGGTCAAGATGCTATGAAGGAAATGTTAGAAATAGCTAAACAATCTGAGCAACCTAGGGCATTTGAAGTTGTCTCTACTTTGATGAAAACAATGCTTGATGCAAACAAAGACTTTGCTGATATTTCATCTAAAAAGAAATTTGCTCAGGAAGAAATAAATGCACCACGAGAAGCAGCACAAACAAACACAGTAAATAATAATTTAATTGTGTCAACTGCTGACTTACTTAAAATGATTAAGGGCGACAACGATGGGTGACGGTTATCTAGGCAACTCACATCTAAAAAAAGTACAAGAAGAAATTGAATTTACTCCGGAGCTTATTAAGGAATATTTAAAATGTTCAAAAGATCCAGTTTATTTTTCTAAAGAATATATTAAAATTGTCCACGTTGATAAAGGCTTAGTTCCTTTTGAAATGTATGATTACCAAAAAAGTATTGTTCAAAAGATTACAGACAATAGACGTATGGCTGTATTAACAGCTCGACAGTCTGGTAAAACTACTACGGCAGTTGCAGTTATCTTACATTATATTTTATTTAATGAATTTAAAACTGTTGCTATTTTGGCTAACAAAGGTGATGCAGCTCGAGAGGTTATGGCTCGAGTTAAGTTAGCATACGAGGCTTTACCAAAATGGCTACAACAAGGAGTAGAAGAATGGAACAAAGGAAACATTGCACTTGAAAATGGTTGCCAAGTTTTGGCGGGAACGACATCATCATCAGCAATTCGTGGTAAGTCAGTTAATTTTCTATATCTCGATGAGGTTGCATTTATTGAAGGATACGACGATTTTTTCGCATCTGTTTATCCTACTATTTCGTCTGGTGAGTCAACAAAACTTTTAATGACTTCTACTCCTAATGGCTTAAACCATTTTTGGAAAACATGTAAAGGTGCAAAGGAAGGTACCAATGGCTACGAATATGAAGAAGTTATGTGGTACGACGTACCTGGTAGAGATGAAAAGTGGAAGCAAGAAACTATTGAAGCCTTAGATCACGACGAAGCAAAGTTTAACCAAGAATATTGTTGTGAGTTTTTAGGTTCATCAGGAACCCTTATTAATGGTCCTACGCTTAAGACATTGGCGCATGACACACCTATTGCTCAATCTGAAGGTTTATTCCAATATGAACAAGCAGAAAAAGATAAACAATATGTGATAACTGCAGACGTTGCAAGAGGTAAAGGTTTAGACTATTCAACGTTTACTGTGTTTGATATTTCAGAAATGCCATACAGACAAATTGCTGTATTTAGAGATA